TTGCGGATTCAGATACCCCAACAATCAAGTGTGTTTACATTACTGGCGAATGGTTCTATGGTTTGGAGGATTCAACAAAACGGAGGACGACGACAGGTGATACTCAGACCGAAAATCCCAGTGGTTAAGAACATCGACAGGCACGGCATCGGCGGACGGCCATACATAGCGCGGCACTGCGCGACGTGCGGAAGTGAGGCGCAGTATGCGTTCCAGGTGTTGACGCGCACAGTGGGCAAAGGCCAGGGACAGAAGACGCGGAAGATGAAGTTAAGTACCACCGTCCTACTCTGCGGCGCATGTTCCAGGGACGTAGAACGCTACGTCGCACACCTTGAAGGAGCGGCGAAAGAATCCTTGCGGCACGTTGCGAGACTGACGCAACAGCCCAGCGGCCCCGGCCTTTTTGAGCAGCTAGAGGCGTAACGAGATGGGCGCGACCAAAGTTAAAAAGGAAGTGCGAGAGCAGATAAGACAGGAGCGCGGCTCGCTGTGCGATGAGTGCCACGAGCCCGGTACCCGTTTCTGTTTTCAGCGAAAGAAGAACGTCCGCAAACATCCCGAGATGGCGAACGACGCGGGCAACGTCTGGATGCGTTGCGAGCCTTGCCAGCGACGATGGGAAGACAAGCGAGCGGCGAATCGACGACCAAGCGCAAGCGTAAACAGCAAATTTCGGAAGAGAGTGAGAGCGGAGCGCGGACAGTGTTGCGAAGTATGCGGCACTCCCGGCCCAACACCCGCAGAACTCACAACGATGACACCGACAGAGCGCAGTCGGCGGACACTTCACCTTCACCACAAAAGCAAGCAGCGAACGCATCCCGAGATCCGATGCAAAAGAGAGAATCTCGTTTTGTGTTGTCAGCCTTGCCACGTCCGCCTAGAAGCGGAGTTGAACATCGAATTACGCGAGCAGAGTGCAGAGGGCGGCAATAGAAAAACGGTTGAACACTCCGTAAGTAAAGCGACCTCTAACACCTCATCGACAGCTGACCTAAACTCAGCGGCTCGCGTACCAGGGGGGGCGGCTTCTAGCCCCCCCAAACTTTACGTAAAGTGTTCGGGAGCGGAGCGACCCAAAGTTAGCCCCTCGAAAACCTTCGTCTACGGCGATGAAATTTTCACCAACGTTGACGTATTTCTTAACCCATCGGCACGTGCGCAGGAAGTTACGCCGGAAGTGACGCCAGGGAACACCGGAGCACTAACCGATGATGCTCTCCCTCAGAACGAGGGTTCGGGTTGTGTATACACTCCAAAAAATCGCTTGCCCCTGGGAGTGCATCTGCGACAACAGGCTATAAAGAACGGCCTGACCCCAGGTTCGCCACGTTGGCGGGCCTATGTTCTCGGGACGCTACAGGCGTCCAAAAAGCGAAAAGCCAAAAAGCGAAAAGGAGGCGAAACGGGCCTTGTAACACCCGTGAAGTAGGGACCTGGGGTACCGCCTGAGAGCCCGAAGGGCGACGGCGGTAGGTCCCGTGACCCATACAGCCAGGACAGCCCAGGACAGTTTTTGTCGTTGTTTTTCTCCCTTGCAGGGGAGTCACCACCAGGGAACGGAAATGATCGATAAATTAGACCTCGAAGTTCCGCGCAACATGCCGTTCAAATCGGATTTTGCGAAGTATTGGAACGATGAGAAGAACGACAGGATTTTCAAAAAGAGAACGGGCGGTCTTTACCTTGTGACGGGAGACCTTCGCGGAGTGGGCATACCTGCGATGCTCTCCCTTGGCCATAAGCATCACGAGAAGCTTGGGCCTAAGCTGGAGATTGTCGGCGCCGGCTCGATGACCTTTTCACAGTGGGCAGATGTTCACGGCGTCATCTTCCAGGGCGAAGCCTGGGAAGATGCCATCCTTCGCGCTGACCTGACAGCCGATGATATCGGCGTACCAGTCGCAGATTACGGGCGGGCGATGTGGTGCAAACACAAATTCACCAATCAACAGGAGTTTGGAGAGTGGGACCACAAGACGACAACCGTTAACCGTTTTGCGGCTCAGACTCTCTACTACGGGCGAAAGCCCAGGCAGATACGTTTCTACGACAAGACGCGCCATCGGCTTCAGGTGTTATTGCCTCAGATCCACCGCAAGCAAAAGCATGAAGGGTTCGAACTATCCACGTTTGAAGAGGCTTTTGGATACCAGAGCAACGTTATCGTTACCAGGGCGGAGAGGCAGATGGGAAGACGTGAGACGGGCGAAGCCTGGGGGATACATTGCCTGGGCGAGATCCACCGGCTAGCGAACTGTGACCCATTTGAGAAATTGCAGTTTGCCCAGGATGCAAAGGGCGGTACGTCCTGGGATGACCTCGACGGAACGCGGCGGGCCTTGATTGCATCGCTGCGTGAACGCATAGACCTGCTAGGCCTAGATGACACGCGGGCTTGGCTTCGCGGCTTCTACGACAAGCCAAATTCATACCGTAAATTCTGGCGGGAGAACGAGCATCTAATCCTCCAGGTAAACCCGCTTGTGTCGCGTGAGAAGCTGACGAATCAATACCGGCACAGCATTTTAGAGCAGCTAGCGGCATGAACCCGTGATAGGTTTTTCTTATGTGTTGCTGACGGTTTTTCTTATCGATCATTTCCAACGTCCAGCAAGACGGGCAAGGTGACTGCAAACGCCTTGCCCACTTTTTTTAAGGGAGGCGTAGAACGATGCCGAAGGCATGGGCGATAGGCGAAGTACCGATGACACCGGATCATAGCCATAGGTATACCCTTGGAATTTCTCAGGCGTATGCTATCGGCGGAGGTGCGGCGATGAATTGCAAACGACACGGGAAGCCCAGGGACCAAGTGATAAAGGAACGCCAGGAACACGGCGGAACTTTGGAGCGAGTTGGTTGTGTTGACTGTAAGGCGGAGGCAGAGAGACGGCCCAGGCCATCAAAGCGCGAGACCAGGGTGAAGAGTTTTATACGTCGGTGGTGGTGAATGAAGATGACAATAGAAATGACCAATGAATTAGCCACGATTGACGGCGTACCCTGTCGCATCTGGGTAGGTGAATCCTCCAACGGAGTGCCTGTACGTGTGTATGTTCATCGTGTTGCCATACCGATAGAAGAGATACAAACACCCTTTCAAATCGAACTGATAGAGAAGAAAGCACCAAGGCGCGAAGAGAGCCGATACGATTGAAATTTTGGATAAAAGGCGACCTTCGCAACTACCTCACTGGTACGTTGCAGTGGTGTTTATCCAAGCATTGCAAGTTAACTTTCACCGATGAAACGCTCGAAAGGATCGACCAGGAACTCAGGCGAAGAGACGGACAGGGCAGCGATGCAATTTGAAAAGGAGACTATACGGTGACAGAAGAAACGAAGACAAAGCAGGACGGCCTTGCAGCCATAACCATGTCTAAATCGGAGTTTGGCGCGGCTCTCATCCAAGAGGCGGGCAAGCGGATTCAGAATGAGCGACTACAAAAATCAGTCGAAGTGGCGCGTACTATTCTTGCCAGCATCGAAGAGTGCGACGACAAGATTAAATGGTTCTCGGGCTGGAAGAAAACCCGCGAAGAACAGTTAAAGGCCTTGGAAGCTGGAGAATTTGATTTCGACAGATACGGCGAAATCACCTATAAAGACGCGGCTTTAAATCGAAGATGACCACGAAAAAAAAGACGAAGACGCCCCACGTCGAACGGCCCAGGAACAAAGCCCAGGACGACTACGACAATGCGTGTATCCAAGCCCTGATCGACGCTCTTAACTATGGGGAGCAGGTAAAGCAGGAACGCCAACAGAGAGCGAAGACGCCAGGGCGACGGAGGCGCGATGTACAGTGACCTACGTGCATTGGTTACAGGCGATATGGTTCTTATCCCTGGGCGTGGTATGGGCTCAGATATTCTTTGTGTTTCGCCAATCCCGAACGCTCAGACGTGAGACTGAGCGCACCCGTTCGGCTCTGGCGCGTCTCGATGCCTTGATTGCTCAGTATGAAGTCATAGCGGAGGGAACGATGCGATATAGCGACGCGGGCCTTGCAGTGACAAAGCATTTCGAAGGTTTGAAGCTGACGTCTTACCAGGACCAGGGCGGAACGTGGACGATAGGGTACGGGCATACGATGACCGCAAGGCCTGGGCAAACTATCAGCGAAGAACAGGCCGATGCCTTGCTTCGCCAGGATGTGAGAACTGCGGAAGAGTGCGTCAATCGGGCGGTTCAAGTGCCTCTGAATCAAAATCAGTTTGATGCATTGGTAGATTTCACGTTCAACCTGGGATGCTCTCGGCTTCGAAGTTCGACGCTACTCGGCCATGTGAACCGGAGCAACTTCGAAGGAGCAGCCCAGGAGTTTAAGAGGTGGAAGTTTATCGGGACCAGGGAGAGCGCGGGCCTAGTGCGACGGCGGGAGCAAAACGAAAAGACGTTTCGAGCGACGCCCGCGCAGGACGGAGCGGACAATGCAAATCGAGAAGCTAACGGATGAAGAGTTAAAGATAGTAGTCGCGGGCCTGGGCTTCGCTCTGGGCTTCGCCATATTCGTAGTCTTAACCCACGTCATAGAAGAATGGGTTATCGCATGTGACCACCAGGACAGAGAGCGTATCCGCGAAGTACTCCGCGAGATGGGCATAGAGCCCCAGCTGGGCCATGAGAAGCCCCAGGCGAAGCCCAGGGCGACAGTCGCGATGTTGACGCCCAGGGCGGCAGAGTAGTTGAATCGTTCGCAACCAATGGGCCAGGGACGCGACAGGAGTGAAAGCCATGGCAGTAGACGGCAAAGCGCAAATGGCAACAGCACTGTTGAAACGCATGGGCCTCGACCCCGAAGCCTACAAAGGCATGATCGAAGAATTTATAGAAGGTATGAGGCGGGCAGTTGAGCAAATCAACAGCAACCAGCAGCGTATCGAGACCATGCTAAAAGACCTCCAGGTAGAGACCAACAGCCTGAGTCACCAAGTAAGAGGATCCCTGAGCAAGCTAGAGACGATAGAGATGAAGTTGCACCACGGTCTCAGCCTGGGCGGGACCACAACGCCCATCTATGCCAACGGAGAGCACACCGGCGTTCTCATTACCGATGAAAAGTTCCCCCAGGAAATTCTCGACGACGTGAACCACAGAGGAGAGGGCAACCCGTAAAAGGAGACGTGATGGCAGAAGACGACGAAAAACCTAAGCCGGATCCAGAGCCCGAACCAGAGCGCAAGCCGGATCCAGAGCCTAAAGCGGAGGAACCATGGCAGCCGAAGATTTCGGAAGTGAAGAAAGAAGTATCGGACCTGACGACCACGGTGAAGGAGAGCACGGACAGGCTCAAGACGTTAGCGGAGGAAAATCAAGGCCTGAGAGAAAGTCTCGAAAAGTTATCGACCCGCGTTCAATCCCAGGACGAGCGACTACGCCAAAGCGAAAAACCAAAAAGCGAAAGCCAGGACGACCCCGCAACGAAGAAAGAGGATCCACCGAAGCCCCCACCGGCCAAACCAGAAAAACCGCGACGCAGGCCTCTATAGACCTGGGCGAGATCCTTTTCACGGCACACATGATTATCGCGACGGCAGTGAGCAGCCCTGCCATCGAACTCACTGAGGAAGAGTCTGAGAAGCTAGCCCGCGCCATCAATAACGTCACCGAACAATATGAGATGCCGATACTCGACCCGCGTTCACGGGCATGGATGTATCTGGCTCTTGTTGGCTTCGAACTGTACGGATCACGCGGTATAGCGGCCTGGGCGGAGCGCAACAAGCGCAAGCCGCAGCCAGTGACACCGATGAAGCATCAACCGCACCAAGCCCATCCCAACCCCCAGGCGCAGCCCATTACGCCCATCGATGCTTATGCGGAAGGAGTCGTTATCAATGCGACTAGCTAGGTTTTTTCTGAGAGGCGACGACGATGAAGAAGACGAAGAACCCGAAGAAAGCGGCGGAGCGGACGACGACGAAGAAGACGAAGAAGTTGCTATACGAAATCAAATCGACTCCAGCGAAGCCCTCAACACCGCGCAAGGCGGAGAGACAGAGGCGAACTATGGGCGACGAAGTAGAAGAACTTCAGAAGCAAGTTAGCGAGTTGACCGAAGAGAACGACCAACTAAGGGCAAGAGTGGCGCAGCTGGAGGCGGGCAAGGGCAACACGCCCCCATCGGGCGTGTGGAAGCGCGGCAAACTCCCAGGCGAGAAGTTGATTAAGACCAACGTAGAGACGGGCAAATTCCAAGAAATCAATCGAGCGGAGTGGGACTCTCTAGCATAGGAGCGGCATCGTGGAAGACGATGATGTTCGGATGCCTGGGCCTGACTCACGGCTTGCCATGATCGGAAGAACGGGCAGCGGCAAGACGCAGGCGGCCTTGTGGCATCTATCGCGGGCAGACTTCGAAGAACGGCCTTGGGTGATCCTCGACTACAAGCGGGAGAAGCTTTTCGGCAAGATTCAAAGGGCGGAAAGTATCGACCTCGATGAAGTACCGGACGAGGCGGGCATCTACATCTTGCGGATAAGGCCTGACAAAAAAAAGCAGATGACCGATTGGTTCAGGCGGGCCTGGGAGCATGAGAACATCGGCATCCTCGTAGATGAGGGATACATGATCGACCAGCACGATGAGTGGTTCGTAGCATGTCTGACCCAAGGCAGAAGCAAGCGAATACAAATGATTGTGCTATCCCAACGCCCCGTCTGGGTATCGCGTTTTGTTTTCAGTGAAGCCGATTTTTTCCAAATCTTCGACCTCAGCCATAGTGAGGACAAGGACAAACTAGGCGAATACATACGCGACGAGGACCAGGCCGAACTCGATGAACCCCTTAAGGACTACAACAGTTTTTACTACGATGTAGGCAGACGACGACTCGAAACGTTCGGCAAGGTGGACAGAGAAGACGTGATCCTCGCAGCGATCGACACCAAGCTCAAAGCGATCGAAGCGGAGGAAGAACATCGATCGGTTAGACGGGCCTTGTGATTTAGGCGTAGACTGCGGCTCAGTTTTTCTTTCCCAGGTGATGCAACGGGCTCCGAAGTCTTCAACGGAGGTGAGTTGTGGCAATGGACGAGAACATAATCACGTGGAACACAACCAACTGGGTGACTATCTCTATCATGGCGGGCCTGACCTTTATAGGTCTGGGCTTCTTACAATCGTGGTGGGTCAGACGACAACAGGCCAGTTAGCAAAAAGATTTTGGGCGGGAGGTGTTGCGATGCCTATTAACTGGCGAATGATTTCGCACCCGATGAATTGGTTGACAGTCGGCCTGATGCTCGTGATTGCGGGCTCTTTCCTTCACCTTCTACTGACGTACATGGGAATCGAACCAGCGACCCAGGCTAAGACTTCGGGCTATGCACAGATGCCAGCGGGCCAGAGCCCAGGCGAAGCAGCCAGCGGAGCAATCAGCCCGCAGCGTTCACCGATAGCGGCAAATTATTGATTGAACTTTTTGGGGTAAAGACCGGCCTCGCAAGTGTCGCAGCCTATCGCGGCGTACCTCCGTTTAATAGGGAGAGAGAGCAATGGCAACCCCGAACGTTCCCGCGCAAGCGGCCCCCCGATTGACGCCCCAACAGCAAGACGCAATGGCAACCCGCGCGATTCTTGCCTCAGCCGTGGACCGGATCCAGCTAGTCGCAGCAGAACAAGTTTTCCCCGCATCGAATCCCGTTCTTATCATCCAGCCCATCAACGTGGGACTCATCAAGCGGTACACGATTGTTGTTAATGGAGTCATCACCAACAGCGGCACGGCGACGCTTGATGCAACAGACTCTTTCCTTGCCAACATCTTTGGGCAAGGTGGGATTCAGTACACGGACCTTAACAACTATTTACGTGTAAACACATCGGGAGCTCACTTAACCTTCTTGGCCCAGGCGAAGAGACGGCGGGCTTATGGCGGGACCGTAGACGACAACGAGACCAACACCTTAACTGCCTCGTTCCTGTCGAAGATGACCAACGTACCACCCGCGTTTTGGGGAGTATTCCAAGCACCTCTCACCATCGCATCGGGAACCAGCGCACCGTTTAGAGCAGTCTTCGAATTGCCGCTCGCCTACACAGACGACGACCTTCGCGGCTCAGTGTGGGCGAACGTCCTTAACGCGGTCCAACAGATTACTTTGACTTTCAACCAACAGGCGTGTGTAGCGGATCCCAACGACAACACGTTCGCGGTCTATCGTGGACCGGCGGGCGCAGCGGGCTCCATCACATCGGCCAACGTCACCGTGTACCAGGAATATCTCGACCAGCTGCCAAAGGCTGTAGCCAACGGGCAAGCGACGACCATCCTTCCCGCGTTGTCGTTGTCTACCGTCTATGAACTCAAGTCAACCATCTTTTCGAATGTGACCCCGAACCAGGAAAATTATTTTCCTTATGCGAATCAGCGTTCTTTTATCTCAACCTTCTTCACGTTCAACCAGGACGGCACCGCGACAGGGCGTTTCCTGGGCGGGAACGTGAACTATTGGGCCTTGTTGGCAGCGAACGCCAGCTATATATGGAAGCTCGACCCGCTGACGCTTACGATGAAGTCTCGTGACCACATGAGTAGTGACCTGCCAGCGGGAACGTACTACACGCCAACGCGAAGACGCAATCTTGCGACGCTCCAATTCGGCAATCTCCAGGCGGTATTGCAGCCTAACGCGGCGACTCCAGCGGGATACGTGAATGTGATGTGGGAGATGTTCGCATTGCAGAACACGCTACAATCTGGCGCGTCTCTCGCCAGCAGCTAAGAACCACCAAGCCCTCAACGGGCGCGTGGAGTGTTGGGCCTGATAGTCAATCCCTCAGTGACCTATCAGGCTCAACCAGAGAAAGGGAAGGGTGAAGGATGCAAAGCAATGGACAGCCATCAACCGGCCTGATTTCGAAGTCTCTCGATTGGATCCTTCACCCTCAGTTTGCCGATGTGGAGCCCTGGGAGTACGTGATGTTTGGCGGCATCCTGTTTATAGCGGGCTGGCTGTGGAGCAAGGTGATTAAGCAAGTGTTGGAGAGCGTCTGAGATGCCCAGGCAGCTAGAAGCGAAGTTGAAACGACAGGCGAGAAAGAAAGGCCTGAGCGAGAAACGTACAGCGGCGTATGTGTATGGCACCATGCGAAAGCTGGGCTTCGAACCAGGGCAACACCGCAAGCGGAGACGGTTGTAAATAACATGCCGATAATCCAACCACCAACGCTCTACCTCATCAACAACGCAGCCAATCAGTACGCTGTGAGGTTTTCTCTCATGGCGTTCACGGGCGATGCGATGCAGGAAGACGTCTCTCTTCCTGCCATCGATCCCATCAACGGCTCAGTGTATGACGTTAGTTTCGCAAGCGTGTTGACGCCTGGGCGCGGCAACATACCGGATATACGTTGTCTGTTGTTCTCCATCAAAGCTCAGGAGTTTGGCGGAGGCACGGGACCGCTGTCGAACATCTATTTCTTCAACCCTCAGACCTCGCAGATAGTCATACTCGTTCCCCCACCCATGCCCACGAGCTCCGGAGGCTCAGTGGTTGCGGGCTCCATCATCCAAGGATGCGTACCCTTCTATATGTCAGCCGTGCAGACTCTTCGCGTCCTACTCGACAACGCATCTAATACCGGCCCCGTGTATTCGTTCAACGTGTCGGCTCTCACGTTCGACTCAACCAGTTTTTTAAGTGGACTCGGAGGTTAAGCGATGAAAGGCAGTCAAATCTTGATGGTGTTGGTGGTGTTGGCGGTCGGCTACGTCCTGGGAATCAAATTTCCCGCAACAGGCCAAAATCTATTAGCCAAAGTCGGCGCATGAGTCAATCGAGCAGCATCGCGTTTTTCCTGTTGGTTGGCTTCATCGCGTTCGTGACGATGAAAGGCCAGCTACCCACCTACGCGGCCATCCTGGGCATAGGATCAGGCGCGACGACGACGAGTTAAGGGAGATGTGTATACATGCCTTTCATCTTCATTTTGGTCGGCCTCGTCTTCGTGATAGCGGGCGTGAGAGGAACATCGCAACAACTGATGACCCAGGTAAAAACAGACTTCCAGGGCTCAGACAATTTTGTGTACTGGGTGATTTCGATAGGCGTGATAGGCGGGCTGGGCTACATCGAAGATTTCCGTACCTTCTCGCGGGCTCTATTGACTCTCATCCTTATCGTTCTCATCATCGCGGAGGACAACAAGCAAGGTGGCGGGCTCTTCGCGAAGTTTCAGTCTTCTATTAAGACCATCACGGGAGGTTAGGTATGGGCGGCAAGTTCATGGGCGATGTGATGGTGATCCTTACGGGCATCGTGACCCTTGCCATTGTCGCGACAGTTGTCTCGAACAAGGCCTCGACCTCGAACGTAATAACCGCGTTTGGCAAGGCCTTAGCTACGGATATCGGCGCGGCAGTCTCTCCTGTTGTGGGCTCAAGTTCTTCGTTAACCAATGCGATTCAAATGTGAGAGGTTCACCTATGTCTGACCAACTTTTCTCTTCTATCGTCACCGTGACAGGCGGCATCATCATGCTTGCCATGGTGGCAGTGCTTGTGAGCAAGAACGCCACCACAGCCAACATCATCGGGACAACTGGGAATGTGTTCTCTAATGCACTCTCAGCAGCGGAGGCTCCGGTAACCGGATCCTCTGGCTTCAACGTTGCAGGAACATTCTCTAGTGCAGGATTCATGCAATGAGGCTCTTTCGGTTTCTCCTGGGCGCGATCATCATCGCGGGCGTGGTGTTGGTTCTCTTCCAGCCAACCATCCTGACGTGGTTGATACACCACCCGTACCTCGATGGGATTCTGGGGTTCCTGGGCATCGCGTTTCATTGGTTCAACACGTACTATCCCAACTTTCGGTCACCACTCAACTGAGGCAGTCTTATGTCATTTCTTCATCTATTCACGCGGCCCAGGGTATCGAACCCAACCCAGGGCAACACGCAGTTTGTTAAGGGTGACTTGTTCACTCCAGGCGCGGAGATATACGCGACAGAGAGCAAGGTGGGTGACCCGATGTATACCCTTCGCGTCTTCCCGCAATGGAACTTTACGCCCATGGACGTGTACCAAACTCCCATGGTGTTTCAGTCTCTCTCGCTACCCAGCGCACCCCCGCAAGGCTTTCCGTTTGGTGGGATGCGTTCAACCAACTTGATTCACGACGAGGATTACCCAGACGTCCAGGGCGACTATTGGAGCTAGCTTTTACAGGTAAATGCCGGCATTTCGCAGGTGAAAAGATTATGGCCTTTGATATCGAACTGATAAAGAAACACCCATACGCGACGGGCGCAATCGTGCTTGTGGGCGGAGTCGCAGTCTTCTATCTCATGTCTTCAGGCCAGTCTTCTACAGCCGCAACAGGCAGCACCGCAGGAACGGACGACACCGCAGCCATCGCCAACGCAGACGCCCAGCTTGCCCAGGTGCAAGCAGCCGCAGCAGTCCAGACCAACGCCCAGCAGGTGACCATGCAACAGAACCAACTGGAGGCAGACGTAGCTAACAACCAAACCGCAGCCTCTCTTGAAGCCAACAACGTAAACACCGCAGCGACGCTAGCAGCGACGCTTGCTCAGATCCAGGCACAGACGCAACAGAACCAGGATTCACTCAACGCCCAACTGACCGAGAACGCAGACACGCTCTCGGCTCAGACGGTCCAGCAGGGCAATGAACTGACGTATGCAAGCAACATCCAATCGATGCAAGACGCAGTTTTAGAAGATCAAATCAACTCGGGCGTGGTGGAGAACGCCAACAACAACGCGACGGCCCTCGCAGGGACAGAAGCAACACTCAACTATCAAACAACAGTCGCGGGCTATCAGGCAGCAGTAGCTAGCCAAGGCGTGACAGCGGCCCAGACCGTCCAACAACAGCAACTATCGAATCAGTACGCCCTCTCCCAACAGACGTTGAACATGGTGCAACAAGCGGGCCTCAACCATGGCACTGAGTCATTAGAGAACGACCTGACCGGCGTGATAGGCGAAGCCCTGGGCCAGCCAGGGACCGCGACAGCAGCCGTATCAGGTAACTCCCAGGCAGCAGCGGCAAGCTCAGCCGCAACCGCAAGCATCATCAATTCGATTACCGGCGGAGTCACCAAAGTCGCAGGAGCCTTGCTTGCATGAACAGAAAAGACATTGCGCTGACGGTGGGAGTAGGCCTTGCGGGCATCCTTGCGGCGTACCTGTTTTATAGAGAGTCACAGAAGACGACAGCGGCCCAGGCAGCGACGCCCCAGGACGTGACAGATCCGAACTACTACACGGACGGCAGCGGGCTGTATGACGAATCGTTGGCCTATCAGATGGGCGCGCAATCGAGCATTTCAATCCCTTCGCTCTCGACAACGACCTCGACGGCGGATAGCTCCAGCAGCGTAGACACCTCAGCAGCAACGGCCTCGACGGGCGGAGAACCAGGCACGGACATAAACGACCTTCTCTCCCAGATCATCGCGGAGTATTCGACCAATCCCACCACAACGACCTCGAACGAATATCAGGCGACAGACTACAGCGGTTATGCGATCCCCACCGCCGCAGTGACTCCAGCCCTCACCGTGACAGGAATCCCAACAACCGCAGCCCAGGCGACAGCCAACGCAAACAACATGCTGGGCGTCTCGGGCGTGACAGGTGGCGCAGTCAATCCCCCGTCTATGACTCCAGTGAGCACAACCACGCGACCCGTAGCGACCCCCATCGTTACGGTGGGAAGTTAAGCCCATGGCTACGACTCTGCCCTCATTGCCACCACTGACAGGTGACACGTCTTGGATTGACAACCCGACAGGCATGGAGGGATTGCCTACCCCGATAGCCCCAGCGCGACCCTCGACCTCGACAAGCTCGAGCGCGACCACCTCGAGCGCAGGTTCAGGGCGGGCGGGCTCTCTCGGCATCGACCCCAGCGGCAATCCTTATGTTGCGACCTCTCCAGGCGGATACTCCAACTCGGTGACACAGTGGATTTCAGCGCACGTCGAAGATTTTGTCTTCATCATCATCGGAATTTTGCTGATAGGCGCAGCTGCATTAGCCCTGGGATTCCAGGGCGTAGAGAGCGCAGTCGGTACGGCATCAAGCGGAGTGAGCAGAGTATCGAAGACAGCAGGAAAAGCGGCGAAGTTAGCGGAGTTAGCAGCATGAGAGGCCTTCTATGAGTTTTGCGACGATCACAGGCGTATTGATTGACTCTGACACTACACCCTGGGTGGATGCGCTATGGGTTGCCACTCCTGTTTCACCTTCATCTCATCCGGTATTTTCAGACGGTACTCCGGTGGTCGCAACCTTCGGCCAACTCAGCGACACTGCAACTTTTTCGGGCTCTCTTCCTAGAACGGATTCGATGCTGCCAGCAGGATGCACACTTACGATAACCATCTATAGCGTGACGTCAGCCCCCCCCGCAGTCATACGCAATGTGAAGATCACAACATCATCGATAGATCTGGGCTCTCTTCTCTCACCGCAGATCGAACCCCCTCGCGTACAGGCTGGGCCTCTCGTCTATGCCTACCAGGACTTCGAGATTCTCGACCCGACACATGGCAGCGGCTACATCAACACCACGCAAAAGCTTGCTTACATGTTTGTGGGTGATACCTGGGTGGCGTTGGACTCTGGGCCTCTCGACCAAATTTATCCCCCATCAGGAGTAGCAGTATCGACGGGAGCATCCTGGGCGGCATCGATTCCCCAAGCCAACATTGCATTGTTGAACGCGGCTCTTAACACTTTCACCGGAGCAATCGCAGCGGCCACACTCAGCAGTCAGACATTGAGTCTGAATCAACCAGACACAACTGGTGAAGTGCTGATATTGGCGATCCAACCAAACCTGACAGCAGGACAGACTCCCAGGTTGATAGTGGGTCACTCCGCATCATCCTTAGACGGAACTCAATTAGGTTTCTTTTACTCTGGGACACCCAACACAGAACAGGGGACTATAGGGATTACAGGCGGGGTTCTTTCATCGTTCGATCAGGCATCGAATTGGCATCTACCAGGAACGATCACATGCGGCGGAGGAGTTATCGACACCGCAGGAAACGCTGTATTCACTGGGTCAATCGATGTCAATAACCCAAATTCGGGCAGCGGCCCAGTGGTCACCTCAGCTTTGATGACTCCAAGCCTGGGCTCTGGAGGAAGCAACGGAATTTACATAGGCCAGAGCAACACTCCCGGCAACTGCGCCATCTACGGATTCGATTTTTTTGGTAACGGTTCGTCTTTGAACAGGGGCACAGTAGGCATCGCCGCAGGGGCATCAGCGAATTTTGACGCGGCTGGAGACTGGATTTTTTCGGGCACTATCACGGCAGCGGCGAAGTCTTTTCGGATCCCTCATCCAACTCGTGAGGGAATGAAGTTAGTCCACGGTTGTCCCGAGGGACCAGAGTGGGCGGTCTATTATCGCGGAGAATCGGCAGTGATCGACGGAGAAGTAGAGATTGAATTACCCGATTACTTCGAGACTCTGACCAGGGAAGAGGGACGCTCTGTGTTGCTGACAGCTATCTTTGATGGAGAAAACGAACCAGGGACGCTAGCGGCCTCACGAGTTGAAAATGGCAAATTCACAGTGACCAGCAGCGTTTTAGGACAAGAGTTTTGGTGGGAAGTTAAAGCAGTGCGAGCAGACGTGGAACTGCTAGAGATCGAGCAGAAAATGACGGAGGAAGAGAAAGCCCTAGCCAAAAAGAAGACGGCGCGTTAACTTTTTCAGCCTCAACTTTTACCCCTAGTGACTTGTCGCACTTTTGAGACGGAGACTTCACCCTCTCCGTCTTTTTTGTTCGTTGCGGATTCAGATACCCCAACAATCAAGTGTG